TCACATTGATATGTGGAAAATGGATATTAAAAATATGTAGGCAATAGATAGGTATGGGTGAAGCTGCGAAAATTTCGCTCAAAGCTATTGGGAAGCAAGATACATACTTGCTTTCCAAAGATCCAGACGAATCCTTCTTTAATTATCCTACTGATAGGAGACATTCTGATTTTAGGAAATATCACAGAAGTAAAAATGTCATAAATCCAGGTACTATAAGTGGATGGCCATTTAATCAAACTATAAAGGTTCAATTTAATCCAACGAATATGGGTGATTTATTGAGTAACATGTATCTCAGTATAACCATGCCAGGTCTCACAAATGGTAACTACGCGGATCAATTGGGACGTCATATCCTAAAGAGTATTACAATGCGAGTCGATGACCTTGAAATTGAGAAGATTCACGATGATTGGGGGATAATATATGATGAACTTTATTTAGAAATTTCAGAAAAGGTAGCCAATAGATTTCTTGTAAACAGAAGTTTAGGTTATGATGATGCGACTATAAGTGATAACATTGCCCAATATACATCAGACCTTGTGATACCTCTTCATTTCTTCTTTTCGAGAAAGTATGCGAGCGACGAGTATTCATCGAATAAACCAAATAGACCCTATTTCCCTGTATGTTCAGTATATCGACAGAAGATAGAGTTTGAACTCGAATTTCACAAACAAACATTTTTTACGGATACAACGGATAATCTCAGTCTTCAATCATTCAATCTTGTAACTGAAGAAATCACCGTGACCCCCGAGGAACGCAAATTTTTGGCATCTGAAAAACAAGTATTCATTACAGATTTGGTAAAAAGACATCCAAGTATTGTGAGTGATATTGGTCGTGATATAATCAAAAATAACTTAGTTCCAAATATTCCAGTGAAATGTATTCATTGGTTTCTTCGTAATACAAAGTTTGAAGATGAGAATAATGCGAAAGGTGATCCAGTACCTGCAGATGAGGAAAAATACTTATGTCAAAATCGATTTAACTTTTCATCAAATGTAAGTTTCGATGAGATTCAGTCATTTTTCGATCCGATTATGGCGAGTGCGAGCTTTTACATCAATGGAAACAAACTCCCAAATGTCACGAACACAAATCACAATTACTACAAGTATCTCGTTCCATTACACAACAGATTGTCAAGACCTTACAGAAATATATACACCTACAGTTTCTCGATGAATCCGATTAATGTGGAGCCATCGGGGAACTTAGATTTTAGTCAAATTCAATCTGAAAAAACTAACATCGAAGTAAAATTAGATACATCTGAAGTCGATGTATCTACAAATACATATTCACTCAATATGTATTACACGGGATATCAAACGTTTGTGTTTGACAGGGGATTTATGTCACTTGCTTACTAAACAGCGAATCTCGATGATTACTAATGTAATCGATAATGTTATTTTTGATACACCATTTGATGAAATTCAGTTGAGCCAATGTTGTCTGAATTTCCTGAGATGTACCGGGTATGGTATATGAAAATTTCTGCGATCTACAGAACGGGTCAAACAACTGCTTACTGTATCCATTAAGACTCGATTTGTAAGCGCAGTGTACGGTGAATAGTTTTCCATCCCCCGTTTGGTAGGATGTGTGATTTTTCTTTGCGTAATTTGTGATAAACCATTCCAAATTTCGGAGAGATATACCATTCGATTTGTCCAATATTGTTAGTAGTGTAGATCTATTCTTCTCTTCGTTATAAAAACAGTTGACTGATGATAGTAGAATGTCGTTTTTGCTCATTACTATATTATATACCTAATTCTATAAGCTCATTTGAGGAATCACATCCTGGACACCCCCTCACAAACATTTTGTCGGGTCCATGATTATGGAGACTGGCACTTGAAGATACCCTATGACATATACGAGCTCCTTGTGCAGCATGTCTGGAACAATATCCATTATGAATTCCCTTGAATGTACACCGCTGCCCATTATTTTTAGCTCCCTTACAAGTCGTACTCGTATATGTATCTGGTAAATCTTTCAAAAGAATATCTAACGCAATACCATGCTTTTTTGAAAGTGTTTCGGCATAGTCATTGAGGATACAATTTAAACGATGTTCTAATTCCTCCTCAACAAGTCGCGTAACCTTTTCATAGAGACTCATCCTTACTTTGTGTTAGCTCGTAATTTTTAAATAAGTCTTCAACGGATTCTTCCTTTTTCATTCTCGCAGCCTTAAGGCGATTCCTAAGAATTGCCAATGTACCAGTTTCTTCTAAACCAAGACGCTTACATTCAGCGATAAGCTCATCCTTCTTCATACCACTCAAAGATGGTAACTTTGGTGGTTTGACTGGCTTGTGTTGATTAATAATTTCACCAAAGATCTCTTCCTTAACATTCTCGTAGAGTGGATCTAATAAATCGCATACTGGATTGAGGAACTTATTTAGGAAATAATAGTGATAATCTATAGGTACGCCATGTTCCTCTACATATTTTGGATCTTCGGCTTTTTCGTACGCCTTAGCTTTGGGATCGTCGGTTTTTGTGAGCAAGTATGGAACTCGGTCTCCAGATTGCGGTTCAGAACCAGGTCTTCTTTGACGCATCTTCGTGACAACTTGTACATGCGATTGATTAATGTTAATACTATCTGGACTCGTCACTGATACATTTTTACCTCCAACTTTATAGTTATCGGAAAGTCCTTGACTCAAAATAAGTTTTTCATTGGACACATCTCCAGAAAGGAGTTCAATCGCTCTCTCCTTGGCCAACTCTTTGGGTGGACCTGGATCACTTGAAGTAAGAATTACATCAAGGAGTTCTTTACACACTTCTCTCACGTGTGGTGTATTATCTCGTCGCACAACTTGAAGACCCTTGATATCAATGTAGTCCATATGCATCTTATCATCTTTACCCTTTGTCCATAGTTTAGCCGCATATCGCTTCTTACTGTAGAGGAAATAGGGCCAATAAACTTTCTCAAGTTCAAGATTATTTGGTTTCTTGAAAAGAGCGCTACATTCCTCTGCAGCTCTCTCACCTACTTCCCAACTGTAAGCAATAGCTTCTTCCCCTTTACGATCACCTACATCAAACTCAACCATCACTGAATCTGTGTTATGCACAACCATGTCACCAGGTCCCACGTGAAAGTGATGTGACTCTGTAGTCAAGTCATAGACATACCCCTCAGTTTCACCGATGAGTTCGAGTTTCTTAATCGCAATTGGATTCTTTCTTTGTGTTGAAGTTGTCCACGTTTGTCTAAATATATCTTGTTTATCAGACCTAGTATTAATTGAAACATTATAACCCAGTCTTCGTCCCAATATATACATACCCATAGAACCCTCCTTACCTTTGATATCCATTCGTGTATAGCCATTAATATCCTTATCCCCATCTGCCATGTAATATCCTTCACAGAATGACTTTACGATATGGAGTGGGGCATTGAGAATACATGCAGGTATAACCTTCTCTTTGCGTTCATTGTAAAAAAGACTACGATACTTTAGAGATATACTCTTAACATCACCTACCGCATTCAACTTGTAGACACCACTACTTTTGATTGTATCATAAATTTTAGTTTCAAATGGACACAATTGTTTCATTTCTTCAAGGAATTTCATATCCGCATTGTTGAGTGTCCATGTATATTTAGAATCATAATGACCACATGAACCATCACCAAAAAAGAATCCCATAACCTTTGCTTCCTCCAAAGTGATATCCGTGTCTACATCACAAAATGTGGAAACACAATCACCGTGTAGTAATTCGGTACCGAGAGTTACTTCAGAAGGTTTAATCATCTCCTTATTTTTTAGGAGGAGACTGTGGTCTTCTGTAACATCAACAACACCTGTATGTGTAAGGACTCTATGTATATTTTTAGTTGTTTTATGTCTCACGATTTGTTTGATTGATGTAAATCCATTTTCAGTCCATACTTCGGCATTAATTTCAGCAATCTCTTTACCATCATCTCTAATCTCATATAAATCTACGAGTGAGTCAATGCGTGCAGTCTGGATAATACCATTCTTTCTGATAAGTAGAGGTGTATCTGGTGTCACAGAATCCCCATACCTTACTTTTGCCCCTGGAAAGTTTGCCTCTACATAATTCTT